CAAATGAAACAAAAGAAAGACTATGTTGTTGTTACTGAAGAAGAATCACGTGAAAAAAGATCTGTTTACATGAAGGGTGAAATTCTTGAACATTTGAATGATGTTATTAAGAAGAAACGTTGTGGTATTATTCCATTCTTACCGTATGTTGATCAATTGAAAGACGAAAGAAAGAAATTGTCAAAGTTGTTAATTCTTGGTTCAACTCGTGTGTTTTGCATGTCACCTTTTGCTAACACAATAACCAATCGGATGAATTTTCTTCATTTTGCAGCATCTTATAAAATGAATCGATTTGAATTACAACATGCTGTTGGTATATCACGTGATGGACCGGAATGGGGAATAATTGCAAATAAGCTATTAAATAATTCAAACAATATAATAACTTTGGATTATTCAAATTTTGGACCTGGATATAACGCAATGGTAAATGCTGCTGGACATGATATCGTGAAAAAATGGACTATTGAGAACGTTGCTGATGTTTCTGAAACTGAACTAAATATTCTTGGTGAGGAACATTACAATTCTGTACACCTTATGTGTAATCTTGTTTATAGACAACTCTCTGGCGGACCAAGTGGTGATGGATTAACGGTTGAAAAAAATGGTTTGGTTAACGAAATATACATCTTGCTCGCATGGTATGGTTTAAAACAACTCTTTGATATCGAAACTAAATCTAGCATTTTTCAGGATTATTTTGATAATGTTGTGTTGTTTACTTATGGTGACGATGCAATTTTGTCGGTATCGGATGAATGTATTCAATGGTTTAATGGAACAACAATTGCTGGTTTTTTTGAACAGTATGGAATTGTTGCAACGGATGCTGAAAAGACTGGCAACATTCAAAAATGCAAATCAATTTTTGAAGCAACTTTTCTGAAATCACATTTTGTCAAACACCCAAAACATTCGCGTGAATGGCTTGCTCCAATTGATATTGTTTCTGTCACCGAAACACCTCGTTGGATATTTGAATGTGAAGATGAAACGGATGCAACTTTTAAAAATGTTGAAATGGCATTAATGCTTGCTTATGGACATGGACCTGAATTCTATGAAGAGTTTCGCACTCTCTTAAATCAAAAGAGCAACGAAGTGGGCTTATCACCACAA